TGCAATAAGGTTGGCACAGGGTCTCTGGCAATGGCTTGGATGGAATTGCCTAAAGAATTTACCGTGCTTGTAACGGCGTTTCCAATGCCATTGAGTGTGTTACTGGCAATGTTTATGACGCCGCCAATTATTTGCCCAACACCGTTAACAGCACCTGATACGGCTCCCATGTTTAGCTCCTCTTTTTGCCAGTAGACATGGCAAACATTCCCTTGGAATTATCAAAATTTGTTTTGACATCTGGGTCGTTTAATTTTTTTGCAGCCAGCTTCAAGACTTTGATAATTTCAAGCGTGTGCGTCATGGCAAAAAGAACATCAAAGCCCATCTTGCGTGCAGAGTGCATGAACTCAATCATGTTGTTGACCAAGTTGTCTGCGGTGTCTCCGTTGTAGCTTCGCACCCATCCGACACGACCCTTAAATGCGGCAATGGTGAACAACGTGTTGCCTACACGAATGCGAATCAAATTCTTGTCGCTGTACTCTTTAATCATCAAGGAGTAGAGCATTCTTTCATTAGAAACGTGACCTTTTTTTGCCGCTTGCTGAACAATTTTTTGGCTGCGCTTGTCTTCATGCGCGGCCACCGCAAAGATGTCGGTGGGACTAAGCATGTGCTTTTTGGAGCTAACCGGATGAATGTCTGCAACGCTCATGCTGGAGCCTCCAGATAGCGTCGGTCATCCACCTTGCTCGGGTGAAAGTTGGGCAAATAAATCTTGAGCATTGGCACAAATACCTTGGTTGTCATGTACCACACCCATTGGGAAAAGTCAGTCCAGTCCTTCAGTCGCCTGAAGCTGACGCCTCTGAGGGTGTAGCCCACAATAAATTTGATGACGTAGACCTGATTTTGCCTTGCAATTGCCCGCAAGTCAGCATCTGAGTAACCCAAACTGCGCCAAAGGTCGATGGCTAAGTCCTTGTGACCTATCTCTTCACGGGCGTGCCAAGCAAAAAGTTTGTGTTCACGCCCATCGCGGCCCTTGAACCAGTCAAGGTACATCCGACCCATGCAAGCCGCAAAATGTTCAATAGAGACCATTGTGCCAAGCCAAACCTTGTTGCCGGGGCGGCGGTGAATAATGCGGGTTTTGCGGTACTCGCCGTTGGCAATATCGGTGATTCCAGCCCGTGCGTTATAGGCATCGTGAGCGCTTGCGTGAGCCAACTCCTCACGCACAAACTGTTCAATTCTGACCCTTAGTGATTCATCTTTGACCAGCGGCAGATGGTGCTTGGCTACAGCGACAAACGCACGCTCCCATGCCGGGAACAGGATGCTTACCGCATCACAGTGCCGGGTAAAGAGCTTTGAGTCATCGCACCAGTTTTTCATGTTGACGCAGTTGCAGGGTTAACGGCACTGACAAGTGCTTGTGCCCAATCATCCCAATTTTCAAAAAACTCAGTTCTTGGAAGGGCTTCATTGGTGAACACATCAATTGCGGACAGGCCATTGCCCCAAGTCTTCCAGTCGGTCTGGGCGTTGGGTATCTCAAGCTGTTGCGGGGCATAAAGCTCACACATGAGGCTTGCCCACGACTCAAACGTATGGAAGCGCGGGTCATAGATGAGGGCGGGATTAAGGGCCATATGGTCTTACGTCGCCAACGTCTGCGTGCAGCAAAACCTTGCCCAACTGATAGTTTCCACCAGCCACATCAGAGATAAAACGCAGGCGAATTTCACGGCGCTGCTCACGCATGTCAATCTTGCCGGTGTTCTTGTCAAACGGATATGGGTCACTTTCTTTGTCTTGCCCTTGCGCAAAAGGTCGGCCCGTGACAACAAGGCTCATGTTGCCTTCCATGATGAAGTCAGGCTCGACGCGTTCCAAGCGCTCCCACTTGTTAATCCCAACAGGCGCAGCTTCAGATGGGCCACCGGCAACCCAGCCAAGGTCGCTGGTTTCAAAGAAACTCTCAATTGCCAGCACATCTTGCCCATTGACGTTATCCACGCCAATTTCATGCTGGAACATCTGGACAAGACCCGGCTCTGTTGAGAATGTCAGGGTAGTAGTCGCGGAAGCTGTAGCCGCAGCAGACATAGTGACAGACTGCTGGTAGATAGTCTGCACCTTAATGGAGAAGCCTGACCCGGTTCCGCCAATTGATGCCGCCGCAGCGCTCAACGTGTTGTCTACAGCATAGGCCGAGCCACGGGTTGTGATGGTCACGGATGTAACTGACCCACCAGACACCACCACAGTAGCCTTTGCGCCCACTCCAGAGCCTCCTGTGAGGCTGACGTTGGTGTAAGTGCCGTTGGTGTACAAAGAGCCGCCAACGAGCGTATACAGAGCTTTGATGTTACTGGAGGTAATGCCGTTAACCAGTGACCCAGAAACAATCCCAGAGCCAGATATTAGTTGCTCAAGGATAATGTTGCCGTCATAAGTGTCCGTGTAGACCAATGCGCTGCCTGAAGTGACGAGGAAAGAGCCTGTTGTCACCTCTACCGTAGTGGTCAAATCCCATGATGCCTCCACAGGGTATGCAAAGACTTGCGAAAAGTAACCGGCAGAACGCCGAGCGCCTTCTGCTTCTCCAGCGTCATACCAAATGTTTTCACGGACGTTGTAGATGATGGCGTCGGTACATTCGGTTGCATTGCCACGCGGGTAGAACCACCACACCTCACCAAACCGTGGCACCTTGCTCACCCAAACCTTCTGGCGCTGGGCGTAGTTCAGGTTGTCAAAGAAGTAGTTCTGGTTCATGGTGTTGGGGATTTCCTTGACCACGCCGTTGTACAGCAGGAAACGGTCAACGCCACACCAGTAATACACGCCGTCGTACTCAATGGCAGACTGCGAAGACAGGATGGAAGACTGGCTGCTGATGATGTCGTAGCGCCAGTATTGCGCAGGAGTTCCCTGTCCGCCGATGTAGGACACGCGGACTAGGCTGTCAATGCTCCAGAACAGCCCAGAAGGCGCGTTTGAGCCACCCCTGACGGGTAGGGCTTGGACAATCTTTCCTGTAGCTACATTGGTCTCGTTGGCGTCCGCAGAGACCCAGTCTTGGGCGTTGCCTGCTGCACAATTTTTAATCAATCCGTCATTGCCGTACACAAAGATATAGGGGTGCAAGGAGACCACACCTCCCGACACTGAGACGTTGTTGTTGAACGTGATTGTGGTTGCGCCAGAACTTGCAGTTGCTGCATTTGAAATTGTCACTGCTTGGAATTGACCAAGAGTAAAAACAAGGCCAGTAGTGGTGCCTGCGGTTGTAACGATTGCAGCACCACCCGAAGTTGCGGACAGGGTAAAAGTGGTAGCAAAGTTTGTGGCAATAACGTAGTAGGTTGTGTTGGTAACAATGCCCGTCGCAGTTCCTGTCAGCGTGCCAGAAGTTTTTACCGTTTGACCAACAAACAACCCTGCTGTGGATGTGCAGCTACATTGACCACCTACACCCGTTACGGCAACCGCGCTTAAATTTGGCGCGGAAAGCGTTAATGCTGTAACAGTCGTGCTGGCGGGTATGCCCGTACCAGAAATGGATTGACCAGCGCCAATCAACAAATTGGTGACCGCCAGCGACATTGTGGTGGTGCTGTTTAACACGACACTGGCGGTAAACACGCCAATTTGGCTCATGGTTGTGCCATTGATTCCACCAATCAGAACGGGTGTGTTTACCGTGCTACTGATGCTGTACAAATTTTGGCATGGCGCGGCCAACAGGGTCTGCAAGCCAGAGCCAGCTACATCGTAGAAGCCATCAAATTGCCACAAGTTTCTATCTGATGTTGTGAAATTACTAAGGGTGAAATCTTGAATGCCAGAACCAATGCCGTTTTCATCAATGGTCAGGACTTGTAATCCATTGTTGTACCCACTGAAGATGGACGTAAGGGCATTCTGAGTGTTCACCCAGATGCCGCGAGAAGGGCCGGTCAGTTGGCTAGATATGACCCTGTATCCGCCCATCTTGCGCGGACGGCCACGTTGAAACCGAACCCACTTTCCATCCGTGTAAAAGTTCATGTCAAAAACCGTACCATCGCGCTGAATTCCAGCGAGGGTGTCGATAGTGAAGACTTTTTGAACCATTAGAACGTACCGCCCAAAACTCCGCCAGTGAAGTTGCCTGTTCCAACAATAGCCAAGCCAGTGGCAGATAAAGTAGAAACCAACACGCCTAAGATGGCGGTGTTGAACTCGCCTGAAGTTGCCCGGTAAACACCAGTCGATGTCTCAGAAGCAAAATTCAAAGCTGGAGCGCCCACAGTTCCGTTGGTCAGTGAAATGCTACTTGCGCCAGCCAGCACGGTGTTGGCGTTTAGTAAGTTGACCGAGTCGCAGACCAAGGTGGATTGCTGTCCTGCTGGAACCGTAGCCACGCTTCCACCCGTATTGGTAGTGAAGGTGATGGTGAAGTTGGATGCCGTTCCGTCCGTCTGGTTGGTGATGTAGTACACCTGAATGGTCGGAGGCAAAATGACTGTCACATTGCCAGTCAGAGTTCCTGTGTATTTCTGAACTACGTTTGATGCCTCTGCTGATGTCAGGGTATAGGTTCCCGTCACTACCGCCTTGGTCAACTGGGTAAAGTTAAACTGCGAGGCTTGGCTCAGGCCAACGGTGTAAAAGGCAATTCCAGAACAGCAAATAATGCAGGAGTCGGCTGGCTGCAAAGAGATTGATGAAGCGCCATTGATGAGTCCAGATGCTGGAGTCACCGTTAACGTACCAGAGCCTCCGTTGCGGATGAGCATGTACCAGTCATTGCCCAGAGTTGTCGCTGCGGTCAATCCAAGCGTTGCAGCCCCTCCAGTCCAAACGTAGGACGCTGCGCGGTCAGATGCTACTGCCGTGTACGCAGAAGAAAACGTAGTAACTGAGTAGGCAGAATTGAGCGTGTTGGCAATTGCCTTCAATCCATACCCAGCAAGCGCAGCCGCATCCACATTAGATGAGCCAACACCAAACTGAATCAGACCCCAAGTGCCAGAGGTGGTGGTGTTGGTTCTGATGTAGATGTAGACAGCCGTACTTGGAGCAACGGTAGCAATGGCATTAATGCCAAGGTAGTCCTTGACCGTGAACGAGTACGCGCCGGTGTTGCGAATCAAGGCATCTTGACCAACCGACGTCTGATTGGCTGGCGGCATCAATAGCGAGAAAGCCGCCGTGGATGATGTTGAGGACACATCCATGATGCGTGCGGCCGCATCATCTAATACGCTGCCGTTGATGGGCCACGTTAGCTGGCTGGTGGCCGTCAGAGAAATGGAGCGGTACGAGACATCCGTAGGCTGGATGACTTGGCCCGTAAAGGGGGAGGTAAAGGTGGTCATGTATCCCTCGCAATTGCTTGGCGGTCAGCCACACGGATGGCGTTTTCATTTTGCAAGACAGAAATGATTTTGTCGTACTGTGCTTGCCACATTGGGATGCGCTCATCGTTCTTCAGGAAGGGCATTGCTTGCAGCAGTGAGCCGTACAGAAGAGCTTGCGGGGCGTACTCGGTAAACCAGTTGGACTGGTTGGAAGAATCAAGGGGCTGGTTGCGCTCGTAATACAGCACCTCGTAGGTGTACCCAGTTGCGGGGGTCGGGACTACCAGCCAGTGGTCGTAGTCATAGTCGCCAAAGTATTTGGGGATGTCCGTCTTGGTCTGGTCGGGCCAATATTCACGCAGGTACTCGTAGGTGCGCAGCAGAACGGGCTGACGCACTCCAGCCACCGAGACATTCATGGAAACCGTCTTGCGCCAGCGGGCGGGCTTGGGAATGATGTTCTCAGATTGCGTCATGGTGCTAGACACCACCACCAAGTTGCCCAAAAACTTGATTTCGGACGCAATAATCTGCTCCGCAAACATGATGAATTGCGGAATTTTGGCAATGGTTTGCGCGTCGGTGCGCTCCAGATAGGTCGTGATGTCATCGACCAAGCTGTCATACGTCATCACTGCTGCTACGGTCATGGTTCAGTCCTTGTGTACAGCGATTGTAAGGTTGGGGCTTAGGCCATCATTGACTCAGCGGCATCTTGAACGTGGTCTATGCGGGCCAGCCAGCCCTTCAGGAACTTTTGCTGCGACGGGTTGTTGGTGGCAAGGCCGTTGTAGAAGCGCTGTTTCTGGTCGGCAAAGTTGTCTAGCAGCTTGGCCGGGTCAGTTTTGGCTATGCGGCCCAAAGTCCCAGAGCCAATGACGCCGTCATCCACGGCCCCCACAGCCCGCTGGAGAAACTTTGCGGCTCTGGAGACCCCTGCATTCACCGCAAAGTCAAAAACGGCGTAATCGACGCCTACGGGCAGGTCGTCGCACTTCACCAAATCCCAGTACATGGACTTGTAGAACGGCTTGACCATCTCCTGCTTCAACGCCTTCATCTCACCCGGCTGGATGGCGCGTTTGAGATAGGTACCCCAAGCGTCAATCGTTACGCCCAAATTGGTCTCACCGCCTCGGTCTGCCGGGTCGTTGACGTACCCGCCCTCAGACTTGATGACCTTGGCAAAGCAGGCGTCGAAGTTCTCTTTCATTTGATGGCCTCCGCCTTGGCAAGCAGTTCGGTTTTTTCCTTGCTCCCAGCAGAAGAGCCAAAGTAGAAGTTGACCACCTGTTCGGCTTTTGCAGACAGGTAACCAATCAAAGTTCCAGCCAGTACGGAATCAATAACGGCAAACCCTCCCAGCGTTGCTATCACCACTCCAATGAACGCGCCAACGATAAGGATTGCCAGCGAAGGCACAAGCATGGATTTGGTTGCAATCTGCATATCGCGGGCAGATTTCCTGTCTTCCACGGTGAGCTTGGCAAAGTCAAGGTTCATGGACTGAGCTTGCTTCTTCAGTTCCAGTTCGGCAAGCTGGATGGAGGCTACTTGCTCGGATGTCAACTTGCCGCTGCTGATAACGTCTTGCACTTGCTCAGGTTCAACACCAATTGCTTTAGCAAGTGCCGCTACACCCATACCAGCAAGCGGCCCAGCCAAGCATGTTGCAATGGTGGGCGCGAGTGTTTTAAGCCATTCCATTCGTTTCTCCTGCTTTAACTTCGTCCATGTGGGAGCCGACCTTGAGGCCAGACAACCACCCGATAAGTCCACCGACGATGGTCTGGAATGCTGGGCCGATGATTTCAAAAATCTTGGTGTTGTCCACTTCCTTGACAAACAGGCCGTGAACCAGCGCAGCAATAAGCACGACGACCACGGAGCAAAGGGTGGCGGTCACCATCATCGTGACCATGTAAATCAATCTGTCTTTTGCGTCCATCACTTTGCCCTTTCGTACAACTGCTCAATCTTTGCCCGAACCTTCATGCTGTCCGCGTTGCCTAGTATGCTGCCCAAATTTGAGTAGAGCAGCGTTAGTTGCTCCTTGGTGCATACCGGCCCCGACTCTTCCAGCCATCCCCAAACCTTGTCTGCACGTTCTTTGGGGTCATGGCTGCTGTACCCAATGCTCACAAACTCAGATACGCTGCACTCGCGCTTGGCTGTCGCGCCGTACACCAACGCGGCGGCGAAGAGTATGGGCAGCCAGCGCATTCATTTGTCAGCCTTAGCGTCCAACTTGTCAAAAATCTGCTTCAGGATGGTCTTAACCTCCGCAATGTCCTCGCGGTAGTCACCCTTGATGACGTAGGTAGTCGGAAGCGCATTGACCTTGTCTTCGAGCTTCTGTACCTGACGGGTCATGCTGTTAAAGACGTAGGTAGCCAGAAACCCGGCAATCACCACGACTATGTTGAATAACTGCTGGTTTTCCATTCTTCATCCAAACATGAGAAAAAACTTGCCTCCGCCGCCCGTTACCACAGGAGTCGCACTAAATAGCCAACCCAAAGAACCGTTGTTGGTTGAGTTTGTCCCGGCGTACCAAGTTGTTGCCAGAGAATATGCGCGAACACCTGTCAGGGTTAGGTAGTCAGTTGTAGCGGATGTTGCTGACCCAGAGCCTGAGTAAACCAATGTGCCGGGGCTGGTCGATGATGTGCCCTGAAGCGTTAAAACCCGCGTAGTTTCGCCTGATGCGGTGAAGCTGCCCACCGTTTGCGTAGTTGTTCCAAGAGTGATGTTGGTAGCGCCCGTTGCTTTGTAGGTGTTGCTGATGTTGGCAAAGGTGTTGTTACCTGTGATTGTCAACGCACCTGCGCCACCTTGGTTTAAGGTGATGCCTGAGTAGGAAATACCACCGCCGACAAAAGCCTTGGCAGAGGCAGACGTTGCACTGATTGTTCCTGTACCTGTAATAGTGGTGGAGGCGGTTGCAGCCCAAAAATTTGTTCCAGCAATTGTCCAAGTTCCTGAGCCAACTGCAACGGTAGCGGTTGATTGCAAATTAACTCCAGACGTAGAGCCTGACAAAGTTACGTTAAAACCATTTGCATTAAATGTACCGAAAGTAACGCTTATTGCGCCGCCGTTTGCGTTTGAACTACTAAATGCATCTTGTAAAGTTACAGACCCGCTAGGAGTGTTAATGCTAAGCAATTGTGAAAACGTAACCGCAGCGTTAGTAATTGTCTGGCTGGTACGGCCCGCAAATGTCAATGTTCCATTTCCGCTAGTAGTAGTTCCTGTACCGTTAATCCAGTTACCGTAGATTGTTGGTGAATTTGTTGATGTAGCCAGCGCCATCGTGTTGCTGGTACGGGCAGCCATATTTATGGTGCCGATGTTGTAGGCAGCGTTGATGGTGACTGTATTGCCGCTGGTCAATCCCGTTGCCTCAAAAAGACAGGTGTCTTGTGCAAGTGGAAAGTTGTTGATTGCCGGTGAACCACCACTTGACGTAGCCCAACCTATTGCACTCCAGTTTCCACCGGCAGCAAGGTTCCAGTATTTGGTAGTTCCTGCGCCGAACGTGATGCCGCTGTTGCCTTTGCAATCCCCAAGCCGAGTACCGCTGACAGGGGCCGCAGCGCCAGCAATTGTGATGTCGCGGAAGTCAGCATCAGTACCGGCAAACGCAGCGCAGGTTAGCGTTCGCGTTGTGCCAAGGGTGTTGGACTGCACAAAGTTACGCATGGTTGCGTCTGTTCCCGCCGAGAGTGTCAGAGTGCCGCTGATGGTTTGGTTACCGCTAAACACTATATTGGTGATACCCGCACTTGTCCTAGCTATAAAAGTTAGGTTATTAAAAGTATTTACGCCAGTTAATGTAGCAGTAGAGATTCCTGTGTTAGTAGTGCTGACGTTGTAAAAAGTTTGATTATTACAATCAAACGTAAAACTGTTACCAGTAAGATTAAGCTGAGACGTTCCCGCATTAAAAGTCAGGCTTGCACGCGCATTTTCAGTTGTGCCAAATCCGGGAGTACCCGTTATTGTTGAAGAGCCAAAATTTATTGTGCGTGCGTTGGAGTTATTTGAGGAAAGCCCAGCAGAAGTAAAGTTAAATGTTGAAGTAGCAAACGACCCGTTTGTTAAAGTAAATCCCTTAAGTCCTCCAATATCTAAGGCACTTGCTAATGTCCAACCACATCCAACACCATCGACTGTGGTGGTTGAACTTAACGCAATACCGTTTGTTGTAATGGTTCTTCCTGTAGACGAACCCGAAAACTTAACATCACCTGTGTATGACCGAGTCAACCCCGTTGCAGGAAGAGTAAAGTTGCCGTGGATTGCCAGTGGTGCAGTGCCAGCCCATGTCACGCTGCCCGTTGCGGGGCCAGCAAAGGTTAGGGCAGCACACCGAAGCTGAGTGGCTGTGCAAGTAACGGTGTAGCCAGTTGCATTAGACAGCGAGTCAAATATCACCGCATCAGCAGATGTTGGCACAGAAGCGCCAGACACGCCGCCTGACGAGGTTGACCAGTTGGTGGTGGTGGTTGCATCCCATGTGCCCGTACCGCCCACCCAGTAGCGGGTTGTGGCGGTAGGAGCAGCGGTCAGGATGGCGTTAGTGCCACCAGTGGAGTTAGCCCCCGCATAGAACTCTCCGGGGCTTGTGCCGCTGATTTGGGTCGTGCCAAGGGCAAGATAGTCAACACCCGATACCCGTGCGCCAGCAATGGTTAAGGTTGCAGTTCCAGTCACTGTGACCACATTGCCCACAGTACCAGTCACTGTCCATGCGCCAAAAGTTGAGGCGGTTGCTCCGAGAGCAATAGTGTGCGCTACGGTTTTGGTACTGGCAAGCTCGGTAAATTGGTTGTCGCCCGTAATTGTAAATGTGGATATACCGGTCGCGCCCCCGATAGTGAGTTTGTTAAAAGACTGAGTGCCACCAGCAAAAGTACGAGCAGTTGTTGATGTATCAGACAAAACAATATTTGCCGTATTTTTTTCAAAATAAGCAGTAGTGTTAGCAAGTGCAGCGCCATTCCACACCGTACCTGTGCCTGTTAACGTCCAAGTCCCAGAACCCATTTTTAATCTTGGCGATGTTCCTCCAGCAGTTGAAAAGATTCCTGTTGTCACGTTATAGCTGACGGCATCAAACGTACCGCTAGTCAGGGATAGAGTCCGAGCAGAGTTAAGCACTAAAGCATCGGCAAGTTGAGCAGTTCCTATACTTGAGTTAATGGCTACAGAACAACCAAACGTCACGCCATTGCTGGTAATGGTTTGAGTTCCTCGACCCCCAAAAGTAATTGTTCCTGTAGCGCTTGTTGATGTGACACCTGTGCCAAACAACCAATTGCCGTAAACCGTTGGCGAATTGGTGCTAGTTGTCAGTGTCATTGCACTGGTTCGTGCTGATGCATTAAACGTGCCAATATTCCATAAAGCATCAATAGTAATTGTTCCTGTCACACTTCCTGTATTGTCAAAAACAGCGGTATCTTGAGCTAATGGAAAGTTGTTGACCGCAGGAGTGCCGCCAGAGCTTGTGGCCCAAGCCGTATCAGACCAGTTTGCCGCTCCAGCCAAGTTCCAATACACAGTTTTTGCACCGGGAAATGTAATACCTGTGTTCCCGCCGCAGTTACCAGCACGGGTTGGAGAACCACCAGCGGCTGCTCCTGCAATAGTGATGTCGCGGAAGTCGCAGTCGGTGGCAGACAGGCTTGCTACGGTAAGGGTGCGGGTAGTGCCAACTACACTGCTCTGTAGCATGATGCGGCGAACAGCCGAAGCGCCTGCACAGGTCAGTGTTCCCGTGATAGTTGCATTCCCAGAAAAGGAGCATCTAGGGATTCCCGCAGAAGCGGACGCAGTAAAAGAAAGATTTCTGTATGTGTTGTTCCCGGCAATAGTTGGCGTATTGGTTGCTCCGGTTCCTGTAAGAGACACATCATAAAAAGTTAAACTTCCACCATCAAGGATAGTTCCTGATGAGTCTGCTGTAAGAACAATTGACGAAGTTCCAGCATCAAATGTTAAATTTGTAGTTGTTGTTGTGCCTGACCCAGTGCCGCTTAAAGTTACTGTGCTGGAGCCTAACTTAATCGTTCGCACGTTAGAGTTAAAAGAACTAAAAATGCCAGCCGTTACATTATAGTTTTTAGTATCAAACGTGCCGTTGGTAAAAAATATACTATTTACGCCGATGTTTAACGCACTTGCAAGCTCAACTGAGCCACCGTAAGAGTCAACAGTAATGTCACCGGGAAATGCCTTACCCGCGCTAGTAATTGTTTGAGTATTGCGACCAGAATAAGTAAGCGCAACGCCAGAAAGCGTTGTGCCTGACCCGTTTATCCAATTACCATAAATAGTGAATGCAGTTATAGACAACGTCATTGCAGACGTTCTACCGGACATATCTACCGTTCCCGTGTAGGGGATAGCAGCATCCATTGTGATGGTTCCAGTAACACTACCCGCATCGGTAAATGTTGCGGTATCTTGCGCTAACGGGAAGTTGTCTGTTGATGGCGTTCCTGCGGATGTAGTTGCCCAGCCTGTCGCTGACCAGTTTTGCGCCCCAGCAAGGTTCCAGTACACAATCTTGGCAGTGCTGAACGTAATGCCAGAGCAACCCCGCAAGTTGCCTATACGAGTTCCGGAAAGCGTCCCGCCCGCTCCGGTGACCCGGACATCACGGAAATCTACGTCGGTCACAGTGCCAATTGTGGCAATCTGCATATCCCGCGTTAACCCGTAGGTAGAAGAACGAAACCATGCACGACGGTTGCCCGCAGTGCCGCTGGTTGAAAACGTGCCTGCAATCACAAAACCTGTGCCAAGGGAAAACTCGGTAACCCCATTAGCGGCAACGGGCGTAAAAGTCAGGTTGGCGCAGGTTGAGCTATCTGAGACAGTGACGGTGTAGTGAACAGCGCCGCTGCCTGAACTTGCGTCAAAGATTGCATTGTCTGCCGAGGTTGGAACAGAAGCGCCAGACGTGCCTCCAGATGTCGTACTCCACTTGGTTGTGGAGTTCCAACTTCCAGACCCACCTACCCAATAGCGGTCAGCCATGCTTACTCCTGTGGAGTTTCAGCAGGAGGTGCAGTCACTACGGCAATCCAGTTGTCCACACGCTGTTGCTTCATGGCTTGGATTTCTGCATCGGTGAATGCGTGGTCATCCGGTAGATGCAATGCATCGCGGAACATGCCGTGGGCGGTGGTGAATTCAAAGTCAATCTTCATGTCATGCTCCTTATGCTTGAGTCGTTACTGCGACCACATCCCAGCGGGTGTTCGTGCTGTTGTAGATGCAGCCAACGTAGACCATCTTACTTACTGTGGTAGTGGTTGGAAGCGTAACACCGATGACGGTGTAGGTTGCGTTCCAAGAGATGGTCTGGGCCGTGCCGTTGTCCAAGATGCGGATTGTTAGCCTGTTCCCATCCACCGGGGTTCCTGTGGGTGCAGCTACCGTCAATCCTACCGCCTGCGCGGTCAGGTTGTACTGGTCATTTGCAGAGATGTCGGGCGTCAGCGTGGCCGTTGATGCGGAGCTGGAAGTTCTTGGGTTTATGCGCTTGTTGGTCAGCGTAGCAGTGCCGTCGATGGTAGTTAGGCCGCCCGTTGCGTTTGCGTTGCTTGTAAGTGCTGTAGCCACCCCGGTGCCTAAACCCGATACGCCCGTGGATATTGGTAGCCCTGTTGCGTTAGAAAGCGTTCCAGTTAGTGGTGTACCCAGAGCGCCACCATTGACCACAAAAGCGCCTGCCGTTCCAGTATTCACACCCAAGGCTGTGACAACCCCGGTTCCTGTGGTTGTGGTTGCGGGAGCGGCTCCTGCTCCTCCACCTAAAACAATGGCGTTTGCAGCCAAGGCGGCAGAGGTAGCCCAAGTCGATGCGCTGGAAAAGTAAGGCACGCCTCCGCTTGTCCCCGCCACAGTCAAGGCCAAGGTGCCACTTGTGGTGATTGGAGAGCCGCCGACAGAAATAATGCCGCCAGTAAAAGACTGGGCAACCGACGAGACGGTTCCTGTAGATGCCGCATTTGATGCCAACAGCTTGACAGTGCCAGCGCTGTTTTTGAAGTACAGCTTCTCATCCAAGGTGTTCAGAGCAAGCTCACCTGCAACAAGATTGGTGTTGACGGGAATAGCAGATGCCGTGGTGCTGTAGTACAGCGAAATAGGGGTGTAGCCAGTTGCAGCCATTAAAAAGTACCTCCAGATATTCCGCCAGTGATAGCACCAGTGGCAGCATTACATGTTATTGATGAGTTTACCAATTGCGGCAAATTCCCAGTGGTCGCCGTAACAAAAGTCAGATAGTTTGTAGTGCCCGATGAAGCAGCAGTTATCCCAGTATTTGTGGCGTTTGTAGCCGTCCCGGCAGTCGCTGCGTTCAGGTTGGCTACTTGCGTGGTGCTTGTCACCGTAAACGGCGCGGTTCCAGTCGCCAGCGTTGATGTGATGACACCGGTAGCCGATACCGTGGTAAACGCGCCCGTGGAGGCCGTTGTAGCGCCCACAGTGCCGTTAATATTGATGGAGGCGGTGCCAGTAAGGTAGGTCACGGTGCCGCTGCTAGGGGTTCCTAGCGCCCCTCCGTTGACCACAAAAGCCCCGGCAGAACCAGTGTTCACGCCCAAAGCAGTTACAACGCCTGTTCCTGTAGTTGTAGTTGCTGGTGCGGCCCCAGCGCCGCCTCCAAGCACAATTGCATTTGCGGCCAATGCCGCGCTGGTGGCCCAAGTTGTTGGACTGCTGAAATACGGAACACCGCCGCTGGTTCCAGCCACGGTCAACGCAAGAGTGCCGCTGGATGTGATTGGAGAACCACCAACAGAAATAATTCCGCCAGTAAAGGACTGCGCTACGCTGGTGACCGTGCCGCCCGAACCAGTTGAGTTAATCGTAATTGCGGTGGAGCCGTTATATGTAGTTCCCGCGCTAAAAGAAACCCCAGTTCCTGCGGTAAGGTTAAATAAATTACCGCCT